CGTCGTCTGTGAACTGCTCCGCGGCGCTCATGACCCACCGCTCCTGATGCGCTCGGCGCACTTATCGGCGGCGAATCCGCCCGAGGCCCACTCGCCCAGTTCGTTCAGCTCCAGGGCGTATGCGTCGCACTTCGCCGCGCACTCCTCGCGCACGTCGGCGCGCGCCTCCGTCAGCATCTCTTGCAGCCAGTGGTAGCGGCCACTTCGGATTGCCGCATCGCGGCCCTTGCTGGCCATGCCGATGTGCAGGTCGTGTGCCTCCAGCGAGTTGGTAAGCTCAAGAATTCTGCCCTCGAGCTTCTCTCGCTCCTCCTCGCGCACGTCTGCGATGAGCTCGGCGAGCGCGACAGGGCACGGGCACACCATGCCGTCCAGGTCGTAATCGTTGCCGTGCACGCGCACCCACTCGGCAGCGCGCGCGGTGTCCGCCTTCGTGACTTTCGCGCTCATGACCCGCCCTCGTACTTGGCAACGATGCCGTCCAGGTCGGAATCGGAGCCGTGCCCGCCCAGCCACTCCCGGACCTCGCGCACCAGCTCCGCGAGCTTGCGCTCGGCCTCAGCGGCGTGCGCCACCGAGCCGGTGACCCATGCGTGCAAGCTGTAGGCTTGCTGCATCCAGTCGGCGAGCTCCTTCGCGACGGCGCGCGACGGGTCGGGGTCGGCCAGCAGGTCTCTCGCCCGCTGTTCAAACACTTCGATCGTGGTGCACTTGGCCGGACCACCGCGTGCAACTCGTTCAGCAATCGGGCCAGCCATCTTGACCGCTGCCGCGTCCAGTCGCTGCAGGCCGTCAAGCTTGCGCTCCGCGGCTTCGGCGCGGGTCTTTAGGCTAGCGTTGTGTGCGTGTACGACACTGCAAACATCAAGAGCTTTCTGAAGCCTGCTCTGCTCTGCCTCGGCAGCCTCGCCGCGGTCCCACGCCTGGTTGTGTAAAGCGTCCATGGCCGCGCACTCTTTGATGGAGGACGACAGCTTCGCCTCCAGGTCCATCGCCCTGGATTCCCACGATGCGCGGTCCTCCAGCGTCACCCGATGCGCTGCGATTTCCGACGTGAGCCGTGCGTCAGCCTGGCGCAAGCTTGCGGCCAGCAGGTCGCACTTGGCTTCGAGCGCTGCGACGCGATCGTCCGCCTCCAAGCGTGATCCCTTGCGCTCCTGGAGCACCAGGTAGTTCTCCGCGATTCGCCCTGCGGCATCCTCCGCACGCTCCCTGTCGTCGATGAGCTTCTGCAGACGTGGGATCGCCTGATCCAGCGTCATGCCGAACAGCTCGGCGGCCAACTCGTTCGCCTCTTTACCTGGCCCGCTCATGACGCCCTCGCTTGCTGCTGCTCGACGCTCACGTTCCTCGGCGATCAACCGCGCGATCAGCTGCGGCTGAGTCTCGCCGTCGGGGTCGTGGTGCCAGTTCTTCCAGGCCGCGCGTGCGCGCTTGAGATCGTCATCGGTGTATTGCGGCTTCATCGCGCCACCCGCTCGACTGCGAGCATCGCGAATTCAAGGGTGCCGTACCAGCGCGCGGTGTCTCTCTTGGCCCTTCCGATGTAGCCACCACGACTGGCGTCAGCGGCGACGATGTACCCGCCGCTGACGTGTTGGTACTCGCATCCCTCCTTGTGCCACCCCGGCCGCAGTTCGGGCTCTGCGGGCTTGCCGTGCACCTTGCACCACTCGGTATCGCCCGCCTCGGTCCAGCACTCGCACCCTTCAGCGCGCGGCAGGAACGCGTGAGCCGAGATCGGGTCGGGATGGAGGTAGGCGCTACATCCGCACGTGATGCACTTGCTGGCAGGCTCCTCGCGCATCGTCTTGCCGATCATGCGCACGTACGTGTTCGTCTCGGTCATGGCTTCCCCATTTCGTCGTGACCATCGTCGCGGCCGCTGAGTCCCCAGCCGTCCGGACCGGCTTCGGGGTCGGGGTGCTTCGGGCTGTTGGCAATGCGCCCTGCGAGCACGGCTGCGGCGTACATCTTCAGCTCGCGATCCTTGCTGTTGTCGGCGTACCACTCGAGCTGGGGAATCCCGAGATCGCGCAGCGGCTTGTCCTTGTTCTTGCCGTTCGCCTTGATGATGTAGTCCTCTGGGTCAAGCTCGGGGTCGACGGCGGGCGACCACGTCTCCCTCTGTGCTGGTCGCGACTCCCGGTGACGCGCTTGCACGGGCTCGCGCGGCTCATCGTCCTCCAGGCCCTGCGTGAACAGGTCGGAGCATCGCGAGATCGCAATCGAGGCATCCACGAGCGCCCGCTTCTTGGCCATCTTCAGGATGGTGTTGACCTGGCTCGCGATGTCGTCGTTCTCGACCTTGCCCATGGGCTGGTCGACGATGACGGGGTCCGTGTCCTTGAACTTCGCGCCGCAGCCGCCCTTGTTCTTGAAGCAGAGCCAGCCCCCGCCGTACTCCTGCTTACCCTTGATGATCGCGTTGCTGCCGCACTCGGGGCACGTGCGGTCAGCCTTGCGCCAGCGGTAGCGGCCCTCGCGGCTGTTGCAGCTCCCCAGCCCCTGCGCGAACACGAAGCCCGTCTCTCGAGAGCGGAGCTCGCACTTGATCTCGTAGTGGAACAGGTTCTTGTCCCAGTCCTCGACCCTCTGCACGACCGTGAAATTGGGTTCGCACCGGAACAGGTCGACCAGCTTCTCGGCGCCGGGCTTCAGTAGTGTTGGCTTCGGCGTGCCGGGGATGGTGCCGTAGTCGGTGCCCTCGACCATGGCGCCCTTCACGTACTCCTTGATCAGCTGTCGCTGCTCGCGGTCTGCCTCCATCGATGCGCGCATGATGGTCGCGCGCGCGGTCGTGGTCAGCGCGGCTGCGGGCGCCGGAGGTGCGGGTATGATTTCTGCTGTCAGTGCTGTGGTAGACATTGCGGTTCGTCCCTCTTCTCCGGCGCATTCGCGCGGGTCTGATTTCGTAGCGCTTCGGTGAGTACGTTCATCGTGTCGTTTCGGATGTAGCTGCCGGCGCTCTCGAGCGCGGCTGCCGTGTAGCGGTCGCCGTCGAGGCGCTTGGCCTCCATCTGGCGCAGGAGGTGGTTGCACGCGTCGTTGCGCATGTCCTCGCGGCCCTGCTCGTAGGCCAGGCGCAGCTTGCGGCGCATCGCCACCACGCCCCACAGGCCGAGCGCGGCGACGACTGCGAGGGCGATGGTAACGAGGTAGGGGGTCACGGCTCCTCGGGGTAGGCGAGGGCCCTGGATATCCAACGCATCGTCCGCTCGTCCATTTGCTCATCCGGATTCTGAGCAATCTGCGCGCAGACCCGCGCCACCCGTCGCGCCTCATCGCGTTCGTCGCGAAACCCGTCGCGCTCGATAAGCGCTTGGTCCCGCTGTGCGCGGAGGACTCGGAGCGCCTCCGCGTGCTCGATCTGCCGGCGCTTCTCTTCGGCCTGTTCGCGATACGCCTTGTCGTAGTCGAATGAGCCCATCACCGGAACCTCACATGGTCGCTCTGCACAAGCTTGGCGAAGTCGAACTGCGCCCCGTTCTTCAGCGCGCACAGCATCTTTTTCTTGTCCGGTTCGGGGTCGACGGGGCGCGTGTACTCGGGAGGGATGGTGCGGCCTGCGACCAGTGCCACACTCGGGGGCGACTTCTCGATGCACACTTTGCACGTGGGCGTTTTCAGCGTGCTCACTCCCAGCCGCTTCAGCTCGCAGTGCAGCCGCTCCTTCAGCCGCTCCGCCGCAGCCTTCGGGGCGTGTGCACGCTTCTCGTAGTACGCCGCGAGCTCCTTCTGCGCGCACGCCAGCGTGGTCAACTCGGCGTAGACGTAGTGGTAGGCTTCGGCCTTCTGCTCCAGCGTGAGGTTCAGCGCGTCGAGCTGCGCCACGGCCTCGGGGGTGAGTTCGCCATCGTCGTTCACCTGTGCGGCGGCGATGATGGCGGAGGCAATTGCATGAAGACTGCTTGTCCTATCTATCAGCGCTTCCATGTAACCCCTCGGACGATTAGCCCGATGTTTCCCGATGTCGTTTCAAACAGTTCGGCAATCTCCGATCGAGAAAAGACGCCAGACTCGTCCAGTCTTCGAATCGCCTCTACGTGGCAGCGGTGCAGCTTGCATGCCGGGTGTCGTTCCCACTCTAAGGCGGGCGTCCTCCCGCGCCCCTTCCTGCGCATGTCGCGCATGTTGTCGGTATGGGTTCCAAGGAACAGATGCGCCGGGTTCACGCACGGCGGGTTGTCGCAGCGGTGGCAAACCAGCATCCCCCTTGGGATCGCTCCGTTCTTGAGCTCCCAGCTCAGGCGGTGCGCTCGCAAACCACGCCGCTGGAATAGGATTTGCCCGTATCCGCACGCGTCCCTCCGCGCTTTCCAGACCCAGCAATCGTCTTCGCGCCCTACGTCGACCTTTTCCCAGAACCTCTCTGCGGCCGGCGCGATCGCGTAAAGCGACGACTCGCGTGTGATGGCGTTCATGGTGCTCACCTCGACCATCGCATCCAGAACTGGTCCGGATTGTCTTGGGCCAAGACGTAGCCGCAGGTCTCCGCGACGATCTTGAGCGCGGTCACGTACCAACCGTGGTGGTCGCCACCGGTTTCGTAGATGGCATAGACGACTGACGGCTCGGACGCGGAGATGTCTTCGATAGCCCCCGCCATCTCCAGCGCGCGTGCGCGGGCACCAGCCCAGTCCGGACGAAAGAAGCCGCTGTCGTCGTTGCCCTCCGGGAAGATGTGATAGAGACCTGGCTTGCAGAGCAAGCGATTGACGTAGGCGTTGATGCCTGCATTGTTGTACGAGCTGCGAAAGTAGCCGATTTTGAACAGGTGGTCTGGTTGCGTGGTCGAGTCGATGTTGATCGTCGAGTCATCGGCCCAGCGCTCTTCGTCGGTCCGTGGCTCGGATTCGTGCTTCGAAATGTAGATGTCGAGTCCCATGTTGTTCACCAATCGATGTCGGCCGGGGTTGGAGGCATCTGTGCTTCGTCCGGCGTCATGAATGCGAGCGCGGCCACGTCGGCCGGCAGCTCTCCGAAATTCTCTTCCCAACGCTCCCCGCAATCGAGGTCGTATTGGACGTAATCCGCGCCGGCCTTCCACAGCGCCTTGCAGATGGCCCAACAGCGCATGCAATGCTTGAAGCTCTCCGGCCCCTCTCCGCGCATGCCCACCGTGCTGACGTGGTAGCGGTGACCCGGTAGGATGCGATTCGGGCACGCGACGCATTTATGCTCCTTGCGAGCGCGTCGGAACGCTTTGGATGAGTAGTCGCTGGATTCGTCGCTATCGCACATCTCAGAACCCCACATCGCTAGGTGTTGGAGGCATCGGGACCAGCTTCGCCAGCTGGCAATGCAGCTCGGTGATGCGAGCTTCGAGACGCGCGATTTCTCGCGCCTTGGCCGCCTCCGACTCCCACACCTGGCGGTAGTCGCGCGGGTCCGTGTCCGCGTCGTGCCCACCGCACAGGTGGAAGTCCTGCGGGAACTGGTCGGGCGGATCGAGAAGCGCGTTCATGACAGCCTCACGTTTGCCCACGCGTCGCGCAGCATCGCTTCGCGCAGCCCGAGCTTCGTCGCCAAGCGCTTGATGCGCCCGCGCTTCAGTCGCCCGCACCGCTCGAAGTCGCCGACCAGGCATTCGAGAGCCCACGACATGCGCGAGGCTTCCGGACGGTTCACCATGAGCATGTGGCTCGCGCGTTCCTCCGCGCGTTGGATCGGCCCATCAATGCCGTCTTCGTCGTAGAGGCTCATGGCGCTTCCTCCACGGACCGCACGCATGCTTTCCAGTGCTCGACCACGTTGTGCCGGTTCATGACAGCACCCCGTCAGCGGTCTTGCGGTCGAGGCATTCGCGGCGCCGTGCCTCCACCATCAAACGCGAGGCGATCAAGGCGCCTTCCAAGCTCGCATCGGTGAGCATCACCATCGCGCTGTAGGCCGCGAGCACAGTGGCCGACGTTCCATCCATCACATCGCTGATCGTGTCGTCGGTCGCGTTGCGCAGGTCTTTGGCAGCCCTGACGATTTCTTCGGGTCGGCTCGCAAGGTCGCGCATGAAGCGCAAAATCGCGTCGCCTGTTTTTTCGGGCTTCATCACGCCACCTCGGCTTCCTGCTCGCAGAATGGGAGCACCTTGCCGAGCTCGTAGGTCAGGTGAGCGCCCGAGCACTCCGCCGTCGTGTGCGTGTAATACGCGTCAGCCTCTTCGCCGCCGAAGCGGTAGGCGAACTCGTCGCCGCGGATGATGCGGCTGCACGCCTCGCAGTGGTGCGACCGACCGGTGCCGCTGCACTCGCCGCAGTGCCGACGGTTCCACCAGTTGCACGTCGTGCACACCGGAACGATCGAGATGGCGACCAGAACTCCCACGCCTTGCATCGAGTTCATGACGCCACCGCCGTTCCGGTCATGGCGCTGAGGTCGCGCACCAGCTCGATCATCCTCACGCTCGAGGCGATCGTCAGCGCCAACTCCGCGCCCTCGGCCCCACCGTCCAGCAGCATCACGCCCGCCAGCGCGGCCATGATCTCGGGTCTGCCGTTCAGGTGCGCGAGCACCGCAAGCGTCGCCTCCCGCTCGTCGCCGGCCGACAGCTTGGCCGCCAAGTCCCGCAGCTGCGGGGCGCTGTCCGCCAGCGCCGTCAGCCGATCCCGGTACCGCTCCGCTCGATTCCGTGTGTCCATGCCGTCCCTCCCCTTTGCGTCGCGCCATCGCGTCGACAAGGAGAGATTATGCGTATCGGTATGAGTCTGTCAATGCGCATGCGTATAAATATTTGTGTTAGGTGACGCGCCTCAACTCCTCGCTGGGGGCGCCTTGAACAGATTTGCTATTCCGTTCGCATGCTTCTGCGCTGTCGCCTGCGCGTCGCGAGAGCCAGTCATCATCTACCGAGATCGGCCTCCGATGCTCGCCGCGCCATCGATGACGGCACCTCCAGGCCAGGCGCAAGGACAGCAAGCCGCCGCCGTTCCGGCGCTAGCGCTACTGGCCGAGAACGGGCAAACGTGCGGCGGGCATCGCGACTGTGCTTCCGGGCAATGCGGTCGCCAGGGTGACTCGGGCGAATACCGTTGCTACGGGACGAGACTGGCCAACGAATCGTTTGTAGCGCTGTAGGGCTCTACCATACCCAAGGGGTTTCTGGTCCTTCTCGATCACAGGCTTTCTGCTCATGGGCATAGTTTCGTTTGTGAAACCATGCGCCTGGGCATTGACAGTATTTATCCCGATGCGCATAACTCTTGGTGATGGGTTCGACTGCCGCGGCTGCGCGACTGCGTTCATTCGCTGAAGCGAACAGCCTGAAGACTGCGGATCTCGCGAAGCGGCTCGGCTGCTCGCAGCCACACGCGTCGCGATTGCTGAACGGCGCCATGCCGTCCGTGCGCCTCGCGTTCCGCATCCAGCGCGCCACCAAGAACCACGTGAAGGCGTCCGACTGGGCCGAGGAAGCTGAAGAGGCGTCGCAATGAACGCTGCACGCTTGCCGATTACTTACGAAGTTCACGCTTCGCCACCCCCAGGGGCTGGCATTCGTGCCGCGACATGCCCGGAAACGACCAGCGTTTACGCGCAGTGGTTCCCTGGACGGTGAGCTATGAGCGACGCCGCGAGCACTTCTCAAGAGTCCACGTCTGCCGTTGAGCCGACGTCTCTCCCCCGCGATGCCGCTCCAGCAGGCGTGGACGTTGTCTTGGAGGGCGCATGAGACCTCGCGACGTTGGCCGCGCAGTGATCGTGCGTACGCGCTGGGGCTCTTGGCGCGGCGTGCTGGTGCTTGCAGCGCCCCACGAACGCGTCTGCATGGTGCGACCTACCGAGCCAGGCAAAGGCTGGAGCACGACCGCGCTGGAGCTGCGCAAGGACGTCGTCGACTTCGACCCGGGCACGACCGAGAGCCGTGCAGTGCTGCGGTTGGTCGCGGGGGGCAGGGCGCTGTGATCGTCGTCACTCCGCGCGCCATGGCAGCGATCGCGCAGGCGTACCACGACCTTCGCGAGTGCGGTCGCGACCAGTCCGCCGAGGAGCTTCTCGCAGCCTTCCGCGAGCCGCAGGCGACCTTCGAACCGGAGCCAACCCCAGCGCCTGAACCGTCCCAGCCTACGGACGAAGCGGCCAAGGAAAGGGCACGTCTGCGGGCTGCCCGGTACCGCCAGAACAAGGGTGCGACGCCCCGAAACAGCGTGACGGAGCGTGACGCGTCACGCGTGACGAACGTGACGAATAGCGTGACGAATCGTGACGTTCAGCGTGACGATTTTCGTGACGTTTCGTCCTCGCGATCGCGCGTTTCCGAAGAAGAAGAGAAGAGAAAACCCTCTGATTTCAGGGCAGTCGTTGCTGAAATTGAATCGTCAGAGAAGAGTGGGAGCTCTGAATTCCGCGCGCGCACGAGCGTGACGAATGGCGTGACGGAGCGTGACGCGTCACGTGACGAACGGCGTGACGAACGTGACGTGACGCGGCGTGACGCGCTTCGAGTTCAGCGACGCTTCACCGACGCACTCTCGGTCACCTGGGACACGCACTCCTGGCGCTCTGAGCTCGACCGCATCGCCTGCAAGCCGGAGGCGGAGCTCGCCAAGGTGCTCGAGAACCTCCAGGCCGACCCGTGGGTGAAGGACAACCGCGGCGTGGTCACCCCGGGCCACCTCCTGAAGCACTGGGACCGCTACCTGCAACCGCCCAAGGGCAAGCGCGCGCCCGTCGATGAGACGCCAGTCATCCGGCGGTACGTGAACAACGACGCGGACGCGCAGATGCGTCGCGACCTCGCAGCCGACAGGGCTCGCATCCTCAAGGGGGTCTCCAATGGCTGACGGCCTCGCATGCATCAGCGACGCCCTCGGGGCGAAGTCTCTCGAGCAGGCCGTGAAGCTGGCGAGTGAGTCGCACTGGCTCGACTGCTGCGTCCCGCTGCCCATCCCAAGCATCCCGCTTCGCCTCGCGACCGTCGAGCAGTCGTGGTTGCACGACATGCGGGCGAAGAACCACGACGACGAACAGGGCACCGTAGCGGCCTACAACGCCTGGGTGACTGCGAGGGCGTCTGCGGTCGCTGAGAACGAGTGCCGGCTGCGTGGGGCCATGTGGTGCTGGCGCAGGCTACGCGCGGAGCACGACGCCAGCCCGGACCCCGCGCTCAAGGCCATGTGTCGGCGCGTGCGGAGCTTCCTGGCTGACCAGTGGGGCGTGACGGATCCACCGATGAACTACGCCGATGCGCACGCAATGGCTGTGAGCACCGTGCAGGGGAGGGTGACGGGATGAGTGACGGGAAAAGCCAGGAGTGGGGCCACAATACGCGACTGCTCGGCAGCCTTGGCGTGCTGTGGCTCGTGCTGTTTCTTGGGGACTGCAAGGGCGGGCTGACTCGCCTGCGCGAGCAGGCCTGCATCTACAAGACCGGCAACCCCTCCTGCAATCAAGCGGAGAAGCCGTGATGGCGATGGTGCTTGAGCTGGAACTGGACGAGGCCGAGCGACGGCTCTGCGCGCAAGCGCTGGCAGCTGAGGCTTACGCGGAACTGAACAGGTCCGCGGGCTACATCGAGAACAACCTCGGCAAGGTCTACGAAAAGGTCGCGAGGCTGATGGCACGGGCTGCCGAGCTCACGAGGGCGGGCGAATGACGTGGCAACAGCTGCTGCTGGAGAGCCCCATCCCCTTAGCGATGGGGCTGGCGTTCGGCTACTTCGTCATCGGGAGGATGCGATGACCGCGCTCTGTCTGAGTCAGCTCGAGCAGCAGCTCCGCGTGTCGGCACACGACCAGGGCGGGGAAGGGTGGACGCTCACGCTACCGATCCAGGTCAAGAACGGCTGCAACCTGCGCGAGCACCCCATGGCGCGGCACCGCAGGGTGCTCAAAGAGCACAAGATCGTTGCCCAAGCGCTGTGGGCACGCGAGCTGCTGAACAAGCGCCATCGCCCAAGCTTTCCACCGTATGTCGTCACCATGACGCGCATCGCCGCGCGCAAGCTGGACGATGACAACATGGTCGCGGGCTTCAAGGGCGTTCGTGACGCCGTGGCCAAGTGGCTGGGCGTGAACGACGGCGACACCAGCAAGGTGCGCTGGGTATACGCGCCCGAAGAGAAGCCGCCGCGCAACGACGACGCCACGACGCTGCGCACCGGCAAGCGCAGCGCCTACGCCTGCCGTATCCAGATCGAGGGGGCGACGACATGAGCGATGGGCTGAAGTGGTGCTGGTGCGTTCGCGGCTCCTTCTGCTCGACGTGCGACATGTGCGAACAGCGTCACATCGACCTGGAGCGCATCAAGCTTCGTGCGGCTGCCAAGGCGAAGGCTCTTGAGGAGCAGGACGCGTCGACCGAGATCGAGGGGGCGGAGTGACGCACGTATGCCCGCAGGAAGGGTGCTTCGACTGTTACAGCGAAGCGATGAACGCGCCGATTGATGCGGCCCTCCAGGCCATGCACGACCTGTGCGTGTGGGCTTTGTGCAGTGGCAACGCGCATTGCAGCGTGGTCACGCCCACGGAGTTCAAGACCGTGTGGGAGGTCAAGTGCCGGTGACCGTCCATCCCTGCATTCGCTGCGGCTGTGCCTGCCACTGGCTGCGAGGTGGCCTGGAGCAGCGCTGTTACCACTGCTCCACGAGGTCAGTGGCGCACGTCAGCTACCACCGCATCGGCAACAGGCGCGTGACTGTGCGGACCTGGGAACGCGAGGTGATGCTGTGACGCCGGAGGAAGTGGAGGCCGAGTGCTTGGCGCTTCTGCAGAGCATGATGCACATATCCGACAACAACGTCTTGTACGCCATCCTCGTGACCATCCGCTGGGCGTTCGGCAAGGACAGGTCGATGCACGAGTGGGCGGTCTACTCGTTCTGCAACGGTCGATTGGTGTGGGACCGATGAAACGCGAGCGCCCCCAGCCCAAGCCTGTGTGGAAGCCGCGACCAATGACCACGCTGAAGCTCAACCCGCAGTACGCGCGTTGCATGCGATGCGGTGCGGACAAGCCGCCTGACACGCGCGGGTCGTGCGTGTTCTGCGGGCCTGCACCGAAACTTCCACCGACGTTCTGACCAACCTTGCGACCTGCGCACGAGGGGAATCTGTGGCCGCGAATCTAACGATTTCCAACGAAATCCAAGAGCTGACTCCGCAGCAAATGCGCGTCGTAGCGCTTAGAGTTCAGGGCAAGCGTTGGAGCGAAATCGCCGACGACTTGGGCGTTACACCGTGGACGATTTGGCATTGGCGCACAACCAACCCCGAGATCGATCGCGCGGTTGTCGAGGAGTCGATGGACTTCTTGATAGCCTCGCGTCATCGGATGGCCAAGCTGTTGCCCATGGCCGACGACGCGATCGAGGACTCGCTCAAGGTTCACAACGAAGTGCGCGACAGGCTGAGCGGCGCGAAGATGGTGCGCGACACGTTCGCCAAGAATGGCTCGGAGGCTGCGCAAGCGGCCCCTATACCAGAACGCGGCCGGCTTCATGATGATGAGCTCGACCGCGTTCTCAGCGCCGGCTAGCTACGATAAGCGCACTATCGCGCTGCGTCAGGCGTGGACAGAAGGCAAGCTGCGCTTCCTCCTACACGAAGACCAGAAGCGCGTCTACGACCAATATCGGCAGTGGGAAAAGCTCGATCCCACAACGCAGCCGGGCAACTTCCCGCGCGTGTTCGTGTTCGACATCGGGAGGCGCTGGGGCAAGACCACGGCGCTGCTCGTGATCATGTTCGAGAACGCGATTCGCAATCAGCGCCACATCCTGCGCTACTCGACCGCGTACCAGAAGAACATCCAGGAAATCATCTCGGACGTGTCGCGCTACGTGCTCGAGACGTGCCCGAGCGACCTGCGCCCGAAGCTCGTAGGCCAAACGTTCAAGTTCCCGCGCAGTGGCTCTGAGGTGCGCCTGGTCGGCCTCGACATGCACCCAGACGGCTTGCGCGGGCAGGCGTGCGACATGGACGCGCTCTCCGAAGCTGCGTTCATCAAGGGCCTGTCCTACAGCATCAAGAGCGTTCTCTATCCGCAGTACCAGGGCAGGCCGTGGGCGCGCATCGTGCTCGAGTCGTCGGCGCCCGTCGAGGCGGAGAGCGACTACGACACGCTCTTCGTCGAGGATGCGAAGCTGCGTGGCGCGTACGTCTACCGCACGATCGACGACAACCCGCGCTTGTCACACGAGGAGCGCGAAGAGTTCATCAAGGCTGCCGGAGGACGCGAGCACCATGACTGCCAACGCGAGTACTTCAACATCCGCGTGCGCGATCCTGAAGGCAGCGTCGTGCCTGAGTTCTCCGCTCCTCGACACGTGCGTCTGTCGACAGTGCCGGATTATGCGCACTGTTATGTTGGCGCTGACCCGGGGACAAGAGATAAATTTGGCCTGGTCTTCGGTTACTGGGATGCGGCTCGAAGTAAGCTCGTCATCCAACGCAGCTGGGCCGAGCGAAACGCCAGCCTCGCCGACGTCGCAGAAGTAATCCGCACGACTGAGCAAGAGCTGTGGGGTACCGCCGCAACGACTGATGACGCTGCTTCCAAGCTCCGGACGCAGTCGAGCGACGGCACCCCAGAGCCCTTGCGCTTCTGGAACGGCAAAGAGCTCCAAGCGAACCCGCACCGGCGCGTATCCGACACCGACGCGCGCGTCATCTTCGAGCTGGGCAAGGCGCACGGCATCGCGTTCAACGCAGCCGACAAGCGCCACGCAAAGGCTGTCGCCGACGCAGGCTCAGCGCGACGTCTGCCCGAGCACAAGCTCGCCACGCTGCGCGACTGGATACTGAACGACCGCGTCGAGATATGGCCTGACAGCGGGCCGCTTCAGCACCAGCTGAACGCAGGGCGTTGGAACGACCAGCGCACCGACTTCGAGCGCACGCCAACGCACGGCCACCTCGATTGCATGATGGCGCTTGTCTACATGCTGCCCGCGGTCGAGCGCAACGCGAACCCCAGCAAGCCCGACTGGGCGGACGCAGACCCGCAGCAGACGTACGTGCCCGACCACCTGCGCAAGCCCGAGAAGGCGTCGACCGCGGAGCTGAACAAGGCGTTCGGCAGCCTGCGCGTTGCCGGCGCGCGACGGAGGTTTGCGTGATCCGCGAACTGACAACGCCACTGCAAGAGCACGCCGAGGTCGACTCCATGCGCGATCGCTACTCGCCCATGCGCTACATCGCGCACCTCAAGGGCGCGATGGTTGGCGAGTTCAGGGGCCGTGGCGAGTGGTCACGCGTGCTGCGCAACATGCCGGCCGACGATGCAGTGGCGTTCTGGTTCGAGTTCGATGAGCTCGCGGAATCTGGCGCCTGGGTGAAGGTGCTGGACGCCGAGGAGCGCGAACAGGTGAAGGAGCGCGTGCTTGCGAAGGTGGACGAGTGGCGCGCGCTGTCGTCGAGCCTGCAAAGCGGCGACTACGGCATCCCCGCAGCGCTCATGCACCAGATTGCGAACGACCCCGACTTCGAACCGGGCGAGGAAGAGATGGACGACGCCGAGGCTGAAGCGTGGCTTGAGGACGTCGTTGAGGAGGACTCGGGTTGGCCCGAGGACATTGAAGACGCCGATATCGGCAAGGGAGAAGAACGATGAACGCGACAATCGATACGAATGTGGACGGGGCGATCGCAGCGGCAAAGCGGCGGTTCGACGCGTCTGTAGAGCTTCTGATGAGCTTCGAGCCGACGGCCGAGCAGCTCACCGAAGCTGCGCGCGCGCTGGTGAAGATCGCTCACAAGGGGATGCGGGCAGAATGATCTACGCAGCGGCGGCCGCATTCGCACTGGGGTTGTTGGCGTGGGACATCGGCCGCCGCTGGCTCGACACCGTGCGCGCGAACGACGTGCACCGACAGCTGCTGAACTCGGTGAGCGCCGACGTGGCGCGTCTCACCGACGAGCACGGTGAGCGCCTGGACGACGTCGCCGACAAGATCAAGGTCGCCATCGCCGACTACGCGCGGCAGAAGCTCAACGAGGACGAGTGCTACGCACGCCGCGTGAACGAGCGCCTGGCTTTTCTCGAGGGCAGCATCGCGCTGCTGCCCTCCGAGCCGCCCGACCTCACGAAGTTCAGCAAGGCGCTCGAGAACCTGGTGCGTGAGACGCGCGACGAGCTCGCCAAGCGCCCCACACACGAAGACCTGAAAGCCGCTGAGACGCGCCTGCACGGCGTGCTTAGCGGGAGTGTCGCGAAGGGCGCCAAGAGGTTCGCATGAGCGACGAAGGCATGCAGGCGTTGCGCGATGAGCTCGACGCCAAGGAATCAATTGAGGAAGGCACCATGAACCCGAACATCTTGCGAATCGTTGGAACGCTGGTGGCGGTGGCACTCGGCGTGCTTGGTCACGCAGGCGTTGTCCCGGTCAGCAACGAAGTCAGCTCATCGATCGCCACGCTGCTGATCGGCTGGCTGCACCTGGAGAAGCCGAAGTCATGAGTCAGCCGCAGCAAACCGCGAAGCTGGGTGAGAAGGACTACCTCATCTCGCCCACCGACGAGAACGAGCACCGCATCGCCGTTGCGTGGATCGAGAAGCACTATCCGAGCATCAACACGCCGGGTAACCCACGCTTCACTACGGCGCTCCCGGTCGACCGGCTCACGCCCGAGCACACCGTACGCGTGCTCGCGCGGATGGGGCGCAAGCTCACGCCCGCGCTGCGCACCGAGCGCAACGCACAGGGCGAGTCCAAGGTGCATCGCGCGACCGACGAGGAGCTTGCGAGCGAGCTGTCGTTGAGCGCGCCCGTCGCCGTGCGCAAGCACTGGATGTCGCCCGCAGACGGCCAGGAAGGCGAGATCATCGTCTCCAGCTTCCTCGAAGAACTGGGCAATGTGTGCGTGCCCTACTGCCCGAAGTGGAAGCCCGAGGACGGCCGCAAGGTCCGGTTGGCCTGGGCATGATCGATCTGATCGCGTGCGGCGTGCTGCTTCTAGGCCTCGGCTGCGTGATGTGGGGGCTCTGCCACCACTTCTACCGGCGAGGCTGGGAAGCGCGCGAACGCGCCGCGCGCGAGAGACAGCAGCGCATCGAACTGCGCAAGACCATCGACCTCGAGCGAGAGCGACAGCTCCGCAGGAGATTGCGACGTGACCCCGATCGACCAGCTTCCTGAGCTCGAGACGCAGCCCGAACCCAAAGAGGCTTCGGATGAGCTCTACTGGGCTCGCAAGACGGCCGCCGAAGTCGTCTCCGTTCTCCAAAACAAGGAGACGTCCTACTTCACGCACGCCGACCGACGCGGCTTCAAGACGATGTGGCGCCGCGCGTGGGCCACGTACTTCGGCCAAGACCCCGAGAGCATGCAGTCGTTCGACGCCCAGACGATTTCGATCGCAGGCGAGGACGGGGAGCTGTTGCAGTTCCGTCTGAACGAGAACAGGCCGCTGATCGAGCGCCAGCTGCAGATGATTTGCGGCGAGCGCGCAGCCTTCCAGTGCCACGCAGTGAACTCCGACTACTCGACCAAGGCGCAAATCAACGCCTGTGACGCGTTCGTCGAGTACGGCTATCGAAAAGCGCACGCTGAACGCAAAGAAGTGCGCGTCGCCGAGTCCGATTTGGTGTTCGGCAGCGGCGCGGGGTGGTTCCGCTGGGATTCGGACGCCGGGGACGAGATCCAGGTCGTCGAACAGCAGCCCACGGGCATCGATGGGGCGCTTGCACCCGTCCCGACCATGAAAAAGTCGGGTTTGCCGACCGCGACGGTGCTGTATCCGTGGTCGGAGTTCAAAGAAACGTGCGCCGAACGGCATTTGTGGCGCACGCCGCGCGAGCCCATCAGCAAATGGGAGCTCATCGCGCAGTATGCCGAGCACGCGGATAAGATTCGCGCGATCAAGGGTCGCGACGAGTACACCACCGGCGCTCTCTTCGGCTTCAGCGATGACCAGGAGGGCGAAGGCGATGAGGTGATCGTCAAGCACTTCCTGCACGAGCGCTGTGGCGCGCTGCCGCAGGGTCGGTACATCGGATATGTGGGCTCCGTGGTGCTCTGGGACCTGCCCTGCCCGGTCTCCGAGGGCCTGCCCATCGTCGAGATGATGTCGACGCCCATGATCGGCACCACGCTGGGCTACGCGGCCAGCTGGGACCTCATGGCGCCCACGCAGATGCAGGACCAAATCACGTCCGACGTCGCGTCCAACCTCGCCACGTTCGGCCGCCAGGTCATCGGCGTCTACGACGGCACCAAGTTCGACTTCGATGCGCTCGCCAACGGGCACCGCGTGCTGAACCTGCCCACCGCGAGCGCGGCGCCTGTCGCCCTGAGCTTCGCATCCATCCCCGAGGCGTCCCAGTGGATGCTTAGCGAGTACCTGCCGGGTGCGCGCGCGCGCCTGTCCTCCGTGAACGAGGCTGCGCAGGGAAACCCCGAGGCGATGGTCAAGAGCGGCACCTACGCCGCGCTACTGCACTCCATCGCGATCGAGGGACAAGCCCCGAAGCAAACTGCGTTCGACAACTACCGCGAGCAGAGCGCAAACCTAATCCTCGACCTGGTGCGCCAGCGTGCGAGCGCGCCGTTCCTGATCGACGTCGCGGGCAAGGACGAGCGCCCGTACCTCCAGGAGTTCACGAAGGACACGCTCAGCGGCGTCAAGCGCGTGGTCGTGAAGACCGCCAACCCGATGATGCGATCGCAGGCGGGTCGGCTGCAGGTGTTCGAGGCGGTCGCGCCGATTCCGAACCCCGCGGACCGCGCGGCCGCACTCGACCTGATCATAACGGGCGACTCCAAGGCGTTTTCCAAGGTCGACCGCTCCGAGGACATGGCGATCACGTGGGAGAACGAGCAGCTGGCGCAGGGCATCCCGTGCCCGGTGCTCTACTGCGATAAGCACGATCTGCACTGGGCCAAGCACAAGGCCGAGCTGGACGCGCGCAGGCCGGAGCTGATGGGCAACCCCGCCGCGCTCGAGGCGTACATGCAGCACATGATGGAGCACGAGAGCGTCTACACGACGCTCACGAACCCCATCGCGAGCGAATGGAACAAGATGATGCCCGCGCCGATGTACCGCGGCATTCCGACGCCGCCACCGGCAAACAACCAGATGGCACCCGAGGGCGCGATGGGCGGGACTGTCGACGCCGCCGTGAACGCGGGAGCAGGAGCACCCCCGAGCGACCCAGCCGCACAGGCTGGCGCTGAACAACCTGAGCCGGCACAGCCGCCGGCGGAGGCCGCAGCATGAGCGCAGAACTGGCAGCGACGCCCTCGAACTTCGAGGCGCATCTCGCGAACGTGGGCAACACGCCCGCGGACACTGGAAGCGACGACGGTGGCGCACAGGAAATGCGCGACAACACCGGCCCGAGCAACACCAACGCCTGGGGCGGTGACGTCTCGGGCGCCGAGCCGAAATGGGAGAACCCCGAGCGGCGCGCCGAGGGGGACGCCGAGGACCCCACGCAGCAGTTCAGCGATGAGCCGTCCGAAGGCGAGCCGCAAGAGGGCGAACAGGACGAGCAGCAAGCCCCCGACGGGATGCCGCCATACGAGCAGCTCCAAGAGATGTTCCAGGTGACGCAGCGCCCCGAGCTGCACGAGTACTTCCTCGACAAGACGGTGCCGGTGCCGGTGAACGGCGTCGAGGTGCCCAAGACGGTGCGCGAGCTGAAGGAAGGCTACCTGCGCATGTCGGACTACTCGCGCAAGAGCCAGGAGGCGGCTGCGGAGCGCGGGCGCGCGCAGCAGGCGATCGAGCAGAACCGCATGTTCCTCGAGCGCATGAGCAACCCGAAGGTGCTGCGCGCGACGCTGCGCCGGCTCGGGCCGCAGCACGAGGCCGCGTTCGAAGCCTGCGCCGAGGACCTCGCCCGCGAGCGCCTTTCGCTGCTGAAGATGACGCCTACCGAGCGCGCCCACTTCCAGCGCGCCCAGGACGCCGAGCGCCGCGCCGAGATGCTGGAGGAGCAGGCCCGCCGTCAGCCGCGCGAGCCCGAGGTCGATCCGCGAGAGCAGGCCAAGCCGCAGATGATCGCGGCGCTCAATGCGCACGTCGGCCCCGCCTGGCAGCGCTACAACATCACCCCGTCGCCCCTCGCGACCCGCGTGTTCCAAATGCACATACAGAACGTGTGGGACTCGCAAATGGGCTCGATCCCCGAAGCCGTCGAGCGCGCCTCTCAGGCGACTGCCGAGACGCTCGAGGACCTCGCCCGCAAACACCTCGGGCAGGCGCCCCAACAGCCCACCAACGCCCCGCGGCAAGTCCAGCCCCTCGGGCCGCGCAGGGTGCCCGCAGGAGCCCCGCCGCGCCCTAAACTCGCACCCGGTCAGCGTGACACGCGCTTCCGGTCCACCAACTTCGCCGACTTCCTCAAGGGACGATGACCGCCAAACCCATCGCACTCGAGAAGGCCCGCAAGGCCAAGGCGCTCGTGCAAGGCCAGCTGCGCAGCCTGCAGCAGCTGCTGGGCGTGATCGTGCTGCACAGCGGCCCCATCACGCTCGACCTCGAAGACATCGAGACCACCGACCCCAACCGCCTGGTGCTGGTCCAGCTTCACGGCAAGGTAGTGATCGGCTTGAAGGACACCGGCGACCAGCCGCTCGAGCTGACCGCGATCGCAGATCGCGCGCTCGCCGACGCAAGTGAGGAGCCCGTCCAATGAACGCCGACGACCTCGCCGCCCTGATCGAGACCGAAGCCGAAGTCGCGACGGGCCGCGCCAGTGGCGGCCCGTCCGCACGGCGCGTTCCGTGGCTGTGTGCCCTGGCGCGCCGGCTGGACGAGCGCGTCACGCAGCTCGAAGGCGCGGGCATCCCCGCAGTGGTCGCCGCCATGGATCGCAAGCTCGAAGCGCGCGACGCACTGCTGCGCGAGCACGCCGAGAAGGTGCGCGAACTCGAAGCGCTCAAGCTCCCATCGCCTGATGAGATGTTCCGACCCGAGCGTGTGCATAAAGAAAAGAACAGTAGCAACGAAAGTCACAAGGACACCGTTGCAAACGGAAAGTCACACGATCAGACTGGTGTGAAGTAGTACCAACGCTCTCAGACCTGAGCATAGTAGGACCGACGTATTTAGCTGGCAGGACTCGCATAGACGCACGCGGACTCTGAACGTCAGAGCAACCAAACGGCGTCAAGTGTCAGAGCAACCAGGCCACTAAACCGCCCACCGGCAACCGAACGCGAAGGGGTTCCTCAACCCGTTCCATTTCGGAGGCCGGACAATGTCCAGCTACGCCAACTGGCAGCCAAATTTCAAGCAGCGGTACGGCAAGTTCATCAATCCCTTGCCGGCCGAGAACACTCTCGCCGATTACTCTGAATTCGTCGCGGCCGATTCGCGACCGGGCATCGCATACAACTTCCCGGTCCAGGTCTCGCTTGAGCACGGCCAGACGCACAACACCGACGGCACCGCGTTCGCACTGAACGCCGCCGTCGACAGCGTCCTGCAGAACGCTCAGATCGACGGCTCGACGATCATGGTGCGCGGCACCATCCCGTACGATGTCATCGCCAAGGGCAAGAACGGCGCGGCCAACGGCAACGATGGCGGCGCATTCTGGAAGCCTACCGATCTCAAGACGAAGTCGCTCATGCAGTCGGGCGAGTTCTACCGCGAGATCGACATGCTGTACGGCTGCGGCACTGCCGCGGCGGCCGCAGCGAACCTCGGTGTCGTGGCGGCGTCCGTCTCGGGCGCGAACCTCGCGGCTCCGCAGGTCGTGCGCCTGTCGCAAGCGACCTGGGCGCCCGGCATCTGGAACAGCTTCATCAACGGCCTGGTGGACGTCTACCAGTCGGACGGCACGACCATCCGCGAAAGCAGCGTCACCGTGCAGGCCGTCACCTCCAGCACGCAGACGCGCTTGCAGCTGTTCAAGACCGCGTCGGCTGCGGTCGTCGCTGCGAACGACATCATCGTGCCTGCGGGCGCGCGCACCAAGTCGTGCGTGGGCGTGCAAGCCATCCTCGAGAACGTCGGCTCGCTGTTCGGCATCTCGGCGGCCACCTATCCGATGTGGCGCTCCCCGCAGTACGCGGTTGGTGGTGCCATGTCGCGCGCGAAAATCCTGCAAGGGATGGCGCGCATCTACCCGAACGGCCTGACCAAGGGCGGGAAGCTGTTCGTCAACGGCATGACCTTCGCCGAGTTGGCGGAGGAAGCTGACGCGCTGCAGCGCTACACCGGCAACACCGATGAGGTGAAGCGGCAGGGCGTCGAAAACCTCGAATACAAGAGCCCCGTCGGAAACGTCAACGTCGCGCTGCACCGCTTCATGAAGCAGGGCATCTCGATGTTCATCGCGCGTGACGTGCTCAAGCGCGTCGGCTCGACGGACCTCACGTTCTCGCTCCCCGGAACGAACCAGTGGTTCTACCAGGAGCTGAGCAACAACGCGGGTAGCGAAATCCGCATCTTCAGCAACCAGGCTCCGATCATCGAAATTCCCTACTACTGCATGGAGTTTACGGGCGTCGTGAACACCGGCGACATCGCTTCGAGCTGAGCACTTCCAGCCCCGCGCCAGGTTAGTCGCGTTCCCTGGCGCGGGGCTTCTCCCCTTGAGGTCCCCGCATGGCTCCGTGGATTCCCATCCTCGCCGGCACCCTCGCCAGTCAGCTGTTCGGCGGCGACGACGAAGAGAAGGCCAAAAAGCAGGCGATCGCGAACATGCGCATGGACTTGGCGCGCCGCATGGCGCCCGACATGCCCACGTACGGCTTTCAGGCCGCGCAGCTCAAGCAGCAGCTCGCCGACCGTCGCGACGAAGGGCAGCGCTCGCTGCTTGCTTCGCTCGTGCCGATGGCTGTGGGCGGCATCGACAGCTTGTCAGCTGCGCCGTCGCAGCCGTCGATCGGTGGACTGAGCAATGCGCTCGGTGCGAGCAACGACCAGCGCTTCGGAACGACTCCGGTGCCGTACGCGAACGGCGCCTACCAGGTGAACCATTTCCGCGGGCTCGATGATGACGAGTTCGGAGGTCTGTTCTGATGGCTGTCACATTCAATACCGGTAAGTCGAGCATTCTCGACACCGTCAAGAAGCCGGCCACGGTCACAAAGAGCCCGAGTTACTCGGCTTCGCCGACGCCTGCGCCTAAGGCCGCGACATCTTCGAACAAGCTCGTCAACTCGGGATACTCGTACACGCCGACGATCTCGAAGCCGATCACGACTCCATCGAAGGCGTACCAGCCGGCGCAGACCTACTACCCGGTCGGGCATCCGCCCGGCGACGTCCAGATCAAGCAGCCGTCGATCGTCAAGAACCCGAGCTACTCGTACACGCAGCCGCGGCCGCCGACGGTGACGCTTCCTCCGACGCGCACCAGCACGCCGACCAGAACGCCGAGTGGTGGCGGAGGCAGCACGCCGAGCTACCCGCCGAGCAGCGGAGGCGGATACCCAAGCACGCCGACCTCGGGTGGCGGTTATCCGACCGGAGGCGGTGGAGCAGTCGATCCCGTCCCTGCGCAGGCGGGCGCGATGCCCGACATGTCCAGCGTCGCGAACGCGATGGCGATGATGTTGAACGTCAACGCGCCCACGGCGACGTCGGACCAGTCGCAGTCGCAGAATGTCTACGTCAGTGGCGGCGGTGGCGGTGGCCCGATGCTGCCCGGCCAGGCCGATCGCGCGTTCTCGGGCGCTGACCCGCGCATCGCTGCGCGCGCAGGGCAGGGCAACTACCTCGACGCGCTGCGCTCGGGGTTCTGGGGCTGATGGCGCTCTCGAACCCATTCAGCACGGCGGTAACCCGTGCGTGGCAGCCGGGCGAGAGCAACGGCGGACTGCTCTCCAGCGGCTTCACGACCGGGCCGACGAGCATCGTCAAGGACTCGAACTTTGGCGTCTACTACCCGACCTCCACGGGCGTATTCAACGCTGGGACGCATTCGTTCCCCGGGCAGGTGACGACCTCGACGCCGCGGCCCGCGCCTGCACAGCAACAGCCGCAACAGCAACCCGCGCAGCAACAGGCCCCGCAGCAGTCGAGCGGTGGCGGGATGTCGATGAGTGGCGGTGGCTACGGTGCAAGCGCTGGTGGCGGCGGCGGTGGCTTCGACATGTCGGGCTACCTCAACCAGCTCGCCGGCATGATGACGTCGGCGCTCCAGCCGCCCAAGCCGCCGGAGAAGCCGAAGACCGAGGCGGAGCTGCATCCCAACGGCACTCCCAGCGGCGCGAACTACAAGGACCCGCGCATGCAGGGTCCGAGTTGGATCGGCGGTGCGAACCTCTTCGACGACGAGACGCACGGACAGAACTTCCTCGGGCAGATGGCGGCGCGGCCGCAGCCGGCGGCGACTCCTACGCCTGCTCCCACGCCCACGCCGACCACTCCCACCACTCCGACGACACCGGCTCCGACGCCGACGACTCCGACCACGCCCGCGCGGCCCACTCGCCCGCATCGTCCAGGCATGGGTGGTGGGCACTCTGCGCCGCACCGCCCCGGCCTCGGCATCCTGGCGCACCTGGGAGGCCGGGGCGCGCTCGGTGGCATCGGCTCGCGCGGCGGCGCGCTCGGTTCGCGGCCGGCGGCGCCCGCGGCATCGCGCGGCGGGAGGTGGTGGTGAGAACGGATGAACTCGTGGCTGAGGTTCGCATGCGCGCGTTTATCGGCGACGCGTTCCCGGACTACACGTCCGCGCGCATTATCCTCGAGGCGAATTCGATCCTGTCGACGGTGTTCCCGCAGATGGTGGTGGACGCACGCGGCGGCTACTGGCTCGACGCGGCGATCACCACCACGACCGCGGGCCGCGCGCGCTACCGCATCCCCGGCCGCGCGGTCAACGGCGGCCTCGAGAAGGTCGAGATCGCGGACGCGAGCGGCTGCTTCTGGCCGCTCACCGAGGTCGGCGCCTACGACGCGGGCCAGCTCGAAGGCCCGTATACGAACCCGACGCGCGGCTTCAGCAATCACTACGTGGTCGAGGGCGATCAGGTGCATCTGCTTCCCTCCCCGGACAACGCCTACGCGCTGCGCATGCGCTACTACCGCCGTCCAAGTCGGCTCGTAGCGCAGCAGAGCTCGACGCTCAACAGCGGCGTCGTGCGAGGCCAGGTCAGCGCGGTGAACCCCACCGCGCGCACGATCACCGTCAACGTCATCCCGTTCGACCAGGAAGCGGTGGCGGCCGGCGTCATCACGCCCGCAGCTCTCGTCAGCGGTACGACGCGCATCGACGTCATCCACCCCGACGGATGGCACGAGCTCGCTCTCACCGGCGTTCCGCAGACGTACAGCGGCACCACGATCACGGTCGGCGGCTCGGACGACATGAGCGCGGTCGAGCTTGGCGACTGGGTTCGCGCTGCCGAACAGTCCGACTGGCCGCAGCTGCCCGACGACTTCCACGCGACCTTGGTGGATGCGACCGCGGTCGAGATTCTCACGTCGATGGACATGCCCGACAAGGCGTCGGCCCTGTCGCAGCGCATGGGCGCGGACCTGGCGCGTTTCAAGGACCTGTTGTTGCCGCGCGTGAAGGACTCCGCGCGCATCATCAAGCCGACGTACAGCTACCTGCACCGGCGTCGGCGCAACTGGGTGCAGGCATGAGCCGGCAGAGCATCGTCGCGCCCATCGGCTTGGTGACGCAGCCGGCGAAGTACGGCCAGTACAAGCGCGGCGCGCTGAGCGTAGCGACCAACGTCGTCATGCGGTCGCCCGGTGTCATCTCGAGCATGCCGGGTGTGACGCTGTATCGGAGCGCATCCGGCACCGTGAGCCTTCTTCCGCGACTGATCCATTCAGGCGCGTCGAGTCTCCTGGTGTACATCGAGGACGCGGGCGTGACGACCTATCGCCTGAACTGGGCGACGAGCGGGTCGCTGGTGGTTGCTGGTGTTCCCAACGCACTTTGGGATCCAAGGGCAATCGCTGGACGCGTTCGGATGGCAACCCAGCGCGGACGCTTCTTCCTCACGTCGTGGAACACGACGCTGTCAGCGGTCTTCCGCGGTGTGGCCGCATGGGACTCGGAGGGAAGCTCGTCGCCGCGTATGTCCGGGTTGTCTCCGGTTTCGTATACGGACTACGGCGGGGCGACGTCGACTGACGCGGTGTCGATGGCAGACGACACCTGCGCCGGATGGCGCGCCATCATTCGGCGCAAACAGGCTGACGGCTATGAGCTTGTCAGCGCCGCGTCTGCGCCGAATGCGCTCAGCGTTCAACCTGCGGCGGGTGGACCGTTCGATTTTATCTTCAAAATCGGCTTCCCGATGCACCACAACTACGCGGCTGGCGACTTTGTAGAGCTCTACCGCACGCGCACGGTTACGCCTTACACGACGTCACCTGGTGACAGAATGCAGCTGGCCGTGTCCCAGGTAATAACGGCAGGGGACGTCGCGAACGGATACGTTACCGTTCGCGACTCGTGCCCTGACGACGCGCTTGGTGTCGATCTGTATTCGAACTCCGGCCAGGAGACTTCGGCGGGCGCGAACTACGACCCGCCAGCCAGCTCCGACATGTGCGGATTCAAGGGGCACATGTTCTACGCCGCGACCGCAGTGCCTGCGCAGGCAACGGTGGGGCCGCGCGTTGCCTATGGTCCTCTTTCCACGAACTCAGACCGCATCTACGGCATCGGGGTTCGTAACACCACGGGCACGACATCCAGCGGCTCTCCAACGATCACTGCAGTCGTAAACATGCGCGGAATCGTCGCAGGTCAGAAGCTGTTTTGCGCCAACTTCCCAGGTGGCGTGACGTCCATAGTTTCTGTCACGGCGACAACGATAACGTGCGTCGCGAACGCCAATGCGTCGTCAACTCTGACGGTCGCGACCGAAGACGTGATCAACGTGACGGTCTCTGGGCTCGTGACTTCCGAGCTGGCGCTTGCGATGGGGTTTGCAGCCTCGTTTGACGATTTCGCTATCGCCGCAGTCGCGGGTTACAGCGCGAATGGGGTCAACGGAAGCCCGTTCGTATACGTCTCTGGACTCGTCGACGACTTGTTTGTCAATCCTGCCCGCGGACAGGAGTACATCTTCCGACTCCCTCGAGTGTACGCGGGTGGCAGCTTCACCCTGCGTGCGACGAACGGCATCAACTACTCACCGCCGCTTCCCGAAATCTCGGCCACCGCGAACACGTACACGCCCGACGTGCGCGAGAACCGCCTCGCGTGGAGCAAATTCCAGCAGCCCGAGCACGTGCCACCGCTGAACTTCACGTTCGTTGGCAGCGGCACGCTCTACCGGATGGTGCCGACGCGCGACGCGCTCTGGCTGTTCTGCTCCGACGGTCTGTATCGCCTGTCTGGCGACGGTGGAGACGGCGACACCGCATGGCGCGTCGACCTCGCTGACCCCAACCTCATTCTCTCGGCGCGCAACGCGGCTGCATCGCTGAAGGAGACCGTGTGGGCGTACACGAACCGCGGCCTGGTCGCGATCAGCGATGACGGCGGCATCCAAGAGATTTCGCTGGGCGTGATCGGCGACACGCTCGTGGGCGCCAACTTCTCCGACACGTGGGAGACGTTCATGTCCGTGGACCAGCTGCACCAAGAGGTGTGGTTGACCTTCCGCGCGTCGCCTTCGAACAGCACGACGTACATCTTCAACACGATCACGAAGACGTTCGTGAAGTTCTCGAACGCGGACTACTCCGTCAGCGAGTGGGCGCCCTACCTGCAGTCACTCGTGCTCGGCAAGTTCACGTCGGGCGCGGTGCCCGAGCTCTACACCTTCAACGCGGACACCTCGAGCTCGCGCATGACCGGCGCGGACGTGCGGTTCCAGCCGCTGTTTGTCTCCGACCCGTTCGACATGAAGCAGTTCCAGTCCGTGACGTACGCGTTCGAGGGCGTGAACGCCGCGGCCACGATCACGCCGGTGTTCGATGACGTCGACAGCGTCGCGTTCGCTTGCAACCAGAGCGCGGGAGAGTCTCGCGCGACTGCGGGCGTGCCGCGTCGATGCGCGATAGCGCCGGTGCTGCGTCCGGGCTTCAAAATGAGCAACGTTGCAGCGCCGTGGAGCTTCCGCGGCATCTCGGCGAAGTACACGCCAGGCGGAGAGGAGACCGAGCGTGACTAACTTCCGCTTCCTCTCAGGCCGCATCCGCAAGCGTCTCTGGAAAAACAGAGACCTCGGCGAGCTCGCGCGCGACGTCGACACGGTCATCTCAAAGGTGCCGTGGATCGAGCTCGTGCAGTTCGACGCGCCTTACACGGAGCCGCTGTACGTAGGCTACGACCACGAGCCGGCGATCCTGTGGTGCGGTCGCATCCGCAACGTGGAGACGATGGAGACGCCATTGCGCACGGGCGGAATGGTGCACTTCACGTGGGAAGGCACTCGCAAGCGCTGCCGCATCGATTCGGTGGACGGCATGACGCCGACGCCCGGCGATACCTACCGATACACGTTCCTGATGGTGGGGTAACGCGATGGTGAGCAAAAACACCAAGAAAGAGGTCGCCCAGTGGGCGGTCAACCCCTTCTGGAAGGGCTCCAAGGAGCTCGTCAAAGGTCTTGTTGGCGGTACGACAACTCCGCTCACCGATGAGCAGCTCAGCGCGTGGGATACCACGAGCGGCGGGCCACCCCCGGGCACCGACGAGGCCACCTGGCGGATGTTGCCTGCATCCCTGAAGGCCGAGCTCGCCTCCAAGGTCAACGCTGCCAAGAGTGGCGGCGCCGCATCCAGCGACGTTGCAGATGACTCCTACGTTGAGGAGCGCCAGCAGCGCACCGACGAGTTCCTGAACGGCTCCCCTCAAGACAACCTCGCGTACGCGCAGGACACCTACGACCACCAGCTGTTCGCCCAGGCACTCGGCGGCGACCCCAACGCGGTCATCACGCGCAACGGTCAGCCGCTGTTGCCTCCGGCGATGGAGCAGCCCGGGGCGCTCGCCGCTGTGAGTCGCGCAGACCATGGTGCGCTCGCTCAGCAGCAGTCCTTCGTCGACCAGCTCATCGGGCGCAACACCGGAATCACCGACCACCTCGGTGCCCAGTTCGAAGACTTCAACGCGGAGGACCGCGCGCGGGTGGACGAGCTCGCCTCCACGCTCGGCGGGATCAACCAGTCGCCGTGGGAGGCGCTGCCCCCCAGCGTGGCGGCTCAGGCGTACGCGGACCCCGAGAGCATCGCAGCGCAGAACGAGGCGCTCGACATGCTGTTCGGAGCCGCGAACGGCAGCATGGACGCCCACAGCAACCCGCAGGACGTCGCCGCCCAGCAACAGGCGCTCGACATGCTGTTCGGCGCGGCCGGCGGATCGCTCGACGCGCACACGAACCCGGAAGACCTCGCTCGTCAGACGCAGGCGGCCGACAAGTGGTGGGGCCTGTCCGATCCGGAGATCACGGCCGAGGAAAAGTTCATCTACGAGAAGCAGCGCTTGGTCGAGGAGCAGGACCGGCGTGCGTCGATGGACGCAGCTCTGCGCAACCTGTCGAGCCGCGGCATGCTCTCGAGCGGCCACGAAATCGGCGCGATGCTCGGGTCACAGCAGCAGACCTCGCAGAATCGGTTGCTTGGAGACCTCGGAGCGCAGGCCAACGCGATCGCGCGGTCGCAGAACTCGCTCGCTCAGTACTCGAACCTCGCGACGAACATGCGCAACGCCTCCGACGCGCTGACGGCCGGCAACATGACCCGCCGGCTCGGCGGGATGAACGGCGCTGCGACGCAGTCCAGCAACATGCGTAACGCGAGCGATGCCATGGCGTCCGGGAACATGAATCGTCGGCTCAGCGCCACCACGGGCGCGGGGAATCTCGCAAGCAACATGCGCGACTCGAGCTTCAGCGAAGCCTACAAGCGCGGAGAGGCGCTCGACTTGGCTGCCAGGCTCAACCAGACCAGCAAGCAGCAGCACGACCAGTTTGGCGTCGACCTTGGCGTCAAGAAGGCCGGGATGATCTCCGACGCGCGAGGCGGGGCCACGACCGCCGCGTCAAACCGCGCGAGCCAGCTCGCGGACGCCGGTCTGAGAACGAGCGGGCAACAGTTCGCCGCGCAGTCGTACATTCCGGGCATGCAGCGCGACATCGCGAGCGACGAGTTCAACCGCGGGTTGCTTGGTATCCAGTTGCAAAACCAGTCCAGCAAGGACGCGCAGGAGAACGCCCAACTGGCCAGCGCGATCGCCACGATCAACCAGCCGGCTCCGAAGAGCTGGTTCGACAAGGGCCTCGACTGGCTCACCGGGTAACACATGCCAGGCCTATTCCCATTCGAAGAAGACGAGGGCGAGAAGTGGGGCGCGCTGCTTGGCATGCCCCCGCTCTCCGCGCCTGCGCTCAGCGACCCGTCGATGCAGCCGCAAGGCCCGCCCGGTCCAGAGCAGGCGGAGCTCGCGCTCAACCAGACGCCGCCGCTCGGGCACGCCGAGAACCGCGACAAGCCTGCGCCGGTCATGGACCACTGGCAGGCGCTCGCTGACGGGCTGCCCGAGCCGCCTCAGATGGAGGCGCATCGCGATCAGACCGGACTCATCCTCGCGATGTTCGCCGACGCCATCTTGAACAAGGGGCGCTCTCTCGGGCCGCTGGTGGCTGCCGCGAGCAAGCCGCTACCCAACGTCGACCGCGAGAACTACGAGCTCCAGCGGCAACACGCGCTCGACAGGGCGGGCATCGCGGAGCGCATGCAGCGCAGCCAGGGCGATCCCGAGACGCTCGCGATCCGCAAGGCTGAGAACGATGCGCGGATGCGTGCGCTCGGTCTGCAAGAGCAGCAATTCAAGGCGAACCAGGCCAACGGCGGGCTGACCCCGTACCAGCTCAAGGAGTTCGAGGCCCGCCATCAAGAATCCGCCGGCCGCGACGCCGATCGGGACGAAGACCGCGCGTTGCGCCGCGAGCAGATGCGGTCATCGCAAGCCGCACGCACGGAAGCCGCATCGATGCGTGCCGACCTCGCGGACGAGCGACGCACCCGGCAGCAACAG